CACGGCCCGTGGCGATGTCCGACACGATGGACCGGCTCGTCTTGAATCGCTTGGCGATCTCCGGCTGCGTCATGCCCTCGACGATGGCAGCCTTGATCTTCTCAACGTTCTTCTTGGTCAGCTTCATCCGTCGTCACGCCCTGCTGGTAGATGATGAAAAGAGAGGCCAGGCGGCGTGCCCCATCGCCGCCTGACGCAAAGACCGTCGGTCTCCGAGAGGCAGAGGATCGACCGACTACGACCGACGATTGCGGCCGAAGAGAAGGTACTTTTCCACCCAGTCGATGGCGCGGCTGAAATCGAAGCCGCCCTTGATTTCGGCAGGCGAGGCAACACGGTCGGATTGGGGCAAACCGGAAGGGAGAACGCCGCCGTCTTCCACCGGCATCTTCTCGATCTGAGCGAGCGATGGGATCGGCACGTTGGGGTCCACCGCCCACTCGATTTTGGCGCCCTGAGCAAATGTATGGATGCGGCGAACCGGGACGATGAAGTTGAAGCCCTGCAACTGCTGAACGCCTTGGGTCAGCATCCCGATGTACTCGCCGGTGTCCTTCAGATACATCCCGCCGCCGGAGGAGCCGGGGAAGGCCACCGCCGTCACCTGGTCGAAGACCTTGACGTTCGCGCCCTTCATCGGCAGGGTGCGGCCCGTCTGACTCAAGACGCCGGTCGTGTAGCTGTTGGCCCCGAACTGGCCCAGCAGGCTGCCGCAATGGCTCAACTCGACGCCGATCGGCGGCACGTAGTTGAGGTCGCGCTTGAACTTTGCCGAATCGCTGAGCGGGTACGCATTCAGGCGGCGGACCATAAGCAAGGCGAGGTCTTCGCCAAAATCTGCGTCCGAGAACTTGACGACCTTGGCGTCGAGCTTCGTCTCGCCGACGCGCCGGCCGTTCTGCTTGAATTCTTGGACGATCTCCGCATCCTTGAACTCCACCAAGACCCGCGTGCCGCCGTCTGCCGTAATCACCTTGCGGACCACGCGCAAATGGTCAATGACGTGACCGGCGGTCCAGATGAAGCTCACAGCGTCGTGGCCGATCTTCCGGGTCACGATTGTGCCGGAGCCTTGCGCTTCGCCAGACTTGACCGTTACGCTGATCGCCTGCAAGTAATCGGGGACGGAAGGGCTCGGTTCTGCGGCGAGCGCCGCGCCGGCGGCCAGGGCAACGAGGATCGCAACCAACAGCACACACTTCTTCATGATGCAGACTCCAGGGTGAAAAGATGTCATGGACAGCTAAGGCAACTCCTCGACGCGCACCTCGCCTTCCTCACCGGCGTCCTGCCAGTCCACGCCTTCCATGATCTCGCCCATCGTCATCAGTTCCAGCCGACGATTGTCGCGGATCACTTCCAGCACACGGCGGTCGCTCGGCAAATGGATCAGGTCCACGATGGTGCAGCCGAGGTTCTCATCCATCCCCGGCCGGTGGATACGGTCCTCGGACTGGCCGCGATACTCGGGCTTCCAGGAATTCGACCAGTAGACCGCCATCCGGGCTTCGACCAGCGTCAGGCTCATGCCGCCCGACTCGGGATTCGAGACGAAGGCTACGCGCGGGTTGCCGGCCAGATCGCCCCAATAGTCCAGAGGCGGCGTCGAGACGTTTACACGGTCTCGGGTGAGTACCTGATACTCCCCGCCATCGCAGCGAACCACGTCCCAGCGTTCACTGAGACAAAGCTTGACGATCCGGTCGATCGAGCCCGTGAAACCGGCCCAAATCACGATCCGGCCTGTCTCCTCGTTCTCGTCCAAGAGCATCTTGAGGGCGGCGTCCTTCGGGCATGGGACCTCGCGAGCCAGCCGCACCATCTTCGGGACTTCCTGCTTGCCAGCGCAGACCGGACAGGGGACCGTCTCCTTGACCAACCGGGCCACCACCTCGGCAGGCAGCAATTCGATGCCCGGATACCTCCGTTCTAAGTCCTCCGGATCGCGCCATTGATCGACCGTGCCATCCGTACAATGCGTGCATCTCGACGTGCCGTCCCGGACCTCGTGGTACTGGAAGCCGTCGCTTAGCTCCCGAAGAAGCGTCACGGCCGTGACTGCGTTGGGGGCCGATCGAACAATGGCTTCGGCAACGCGCAGCGTGCTCGCGGTCGGCTTGCAGACGACCCTGCGATACCGCTTTTCCGGGAGACTCAGGCAGTCCTTCTTGTGCTTGATGATGACGAGGCCCTTGAGCCGCTCATAGAGATACGCCACCTCGTTGACGCTGGGCCCAAAGGCGTGGTATTCGTCCGGGTCGGCGCACTCGTCGTGCGGGCCTTCGTCGCGCATCTGGCCGCACTGGTTGCACTTGCGATCGTCCTCCTTCCAGCCGATCCGCTTCTTGAATCTCGTCCCATCGTCGAACTGCTGATCGACCATGAAGGCCAGCCGCGTCTCCATCGCCTGACGGCTTCCCTCCTTGAGGAAACCGGGCCAGGCAATTTCGCACTGGCTCCACCAGTCCATCGGAGTCTTGGGCGACGGCGTGCCCGACATCTCGATGACAAAACCCTCATAGCCGTACTTTTCGCGGATCAGGTCGGCGAGCTTCTGGCAGGCTTTGGAGCGCTGGGAAGTGGGCGTTTTGCAGCGACTTGATTCATCTTCCACAACGAAACGCGGCACGACCTGGTTGCCGTCCCACTCATCCATGACGCGAACAAGGCCCTCGTAGGTGAACCACTCCACCTTGATTCGATCGAACGGAAAACCCCAGAGGCGGAACTCCCGCTGGATATTGGGGATGCTGGTCTTCGGGCCGATCCACCAGACCAAATCGACGCCGGAGTTCTCAATCACCATCTGGGCAGCCAGGGTCTTGCCCGTGCCCATCTCCGCCGCGAATATCTGGTAGTGATACGTCAGGCCGGCATCCGCCATGTCGAACTGTTGCGGCATCGGCCTCGTCAGCACGCCATTGCGGAAATAGTCGCGGTACTTGTGGCGAATGAGGGGCCGATCGAACCAGGCGTACACGTCCTCGCTGGCCAGGTAGCCGAGTTGGAAGCGGTTTCGCTGGCAGTCGTCAACTGACCAAATCTTCTTCCCCGCGAGGGGTCCTTCCTCGTCGAACTGATGCCAGCGCGAACCACGCATCGCCTTGATCTCGTCCTTGAGCTTGTAATGCGACTTCACGAAGACGATGCGGCCGTCCCGAAACTCGACGGTCGCCGAAAGGCGAACCAGCGAATCGGCATCAGTGCGGACGGGTCCCAGCTTCATCTCGGGCATCAAGACATCCCCGCCAAGAAGAGACGTGCGTGGCTCTACTTGCTAAACCACAAAACGGGGAGGAATCTGGAGTCGATTCTTGGCGATTTCGCAATTATGTTCGGTCAACTCGACGCCAATGCAGCGGCGACCGAGCCCCTGGGCGGCCACTAGGGTGGAACCACTCCCGGCAAAGGGATCGAGGATGACACCTCCATCAGGCGTTGACAGGAGCGTAAGTAGGTAGCGCATGAGCGCCAGGGGCTTGACCGTAGGATGATCGTTACCTGGTCCCCGCTCTCGCTTGGTGGCCTTGGCCTGATAGAAGAAGCGACTCGCCCCGCCGGAGTCGCCGTAGGTGTCCGTCGCCGTCGCCTCATCGGGGAAATCGCCGTGGTAGCCGCCCTCGCCCTTGCTCGCTTTGCGCTTCTGTCCGGCCTTCATCTTGCCACTGGTGAGCGTCCCGGTCTGGGCGTCCAACTGAACGGCAGCTTCCTCGTCCAGCAGGAGATTTGCCGGATACCGGCCCGAGGCTCCGGGAAAGGCGTACCCCTCCGCTCCGATGCGATAAGATGTTGCCCCGTTGCGATTTCCGATATGGTTGCCGTCTGCATGGGTTGTGCGCGGCGGGGTGTCAAGGCGGCAAGCGTCGATGTTCATTCCCGCCACACCCCAGGCAAGGACATTGTTGGCGATCGTGCCCTCCATCGGCTTCATCGCCAGAACGATCGGCTCCCAGGCCGGCTTGAGGGCCATGGCCCAGCCGGTCCACTTGGCGGCTTCCGGGGTCGCCGGGGCTGTGATCTGGGCGGCCTTGAGTCGGGCATCCGTCCCCGGAGCGTGGAGACCCTTGCCGCCACCGTAGCATCCGTTTCCCTTTCCTTCGTGGAGGTGGTAACCGGGCCGATCCAGCTTGTCGCCAATGACCTGGCGTTCGGCCCCCTTCGCCTTGTCGATCAGCTTGCCGATGTCGGCCGACTTGGGGAATCCCTGGCCGTAGAGCCACATCAAGCAGTCCCGAATCTCCCAGCCAGCGTCCTCGATGGCACAAGTCAGCCGGTGATAGGTGCGGGTCCCGCCGAAGGCCAACAGCAGACCACCAGGTTTCGTCACTCGCAAGCACGCTTTGGCCCACTGATAGTGGAACAGGTAATCGGGCTGTCCAAACGGATTGAAGTCGCTGTCCGCCAACTCTTGATCGAACGGTCGCAACTCCTTCATCCCAACCCACAGGGCTTCCATTGCAGAGTTGTCGCGCGGGCCGTGCCAGCGGTCGCCTCGCGGCGTTTCCGTCCAGACTTGGAGGGCCTTGCGCCACAGATCGTATTCCCGCTGCTTCTTCGCGTAGAGCGGGGTTCCATCCAACAAGCGGGCAATCTTCCAGCAATCTTGCCGCGAATGCACGACCCATTTGACCGCCGGCGCGCTATCAATAATCCGTGATTCGGCCGGGAGGTCTCGAATGTTGCCCGCGCTGATCCGATGAGCCAAGGCGCGGAGTAGCGGCGCTTCGTCCGCACGCATCTTGATACTGAATTCACAAGCGTAGTAGCCACCATCCCTTTCGCGGTGGATGCGGAAGCATCCTTCGCCAGCCACCAGTCCTGCAAACCACGCGCGAAACACCAATTCGTTCGTTGGAATGCCGCCTTCCGCCTTGTCCCACTCTTTCTCCATGAAGTTGAGCAGATATGGAGGGTCCGTGACCACAAAGTCCACGCTGTTCTCGGGCAGTGTCGGCAACACCTTGCGGAGGTCGCCGCAATACAGAGTGATCGGGTCTTGCTCAAAGAAGGGTGGCATAGATGCTAGCGACCGCGTTTGTCTTCCAGAAGATAGAAGGTCTGGTCGGGGGCCTGCCGCGTGTGGAACTCGCCCCACACGTTGAGGCCCGCGGAGCAGAAGAGGCCGTAGAGCTTGTTGAAGCAGTGCCGCACTGTGGGCACGAGGCCCGCCACGCAGCCGGACGCGATCGCATCCCGCCACTGGGCAAGCGTTCCCGTGACGACGGCGACCTGAGTGCCGCGCAGAACCGTCTCCGCCGTTACAAACGGCATACCCGCGCAGCACTGAAGGATGTCCTGCATGTCCCGGTCGTCGGCCCCGATCAAGGCACTGAACGACACATGCGTAAGCAGCCGCGGTGAGAGGCCCACCGGCGCGTGCTCGTCGCGGATCGCCGCCAGGCAGCCTAGGAATCGTTCTGCTTCCGACAGATTCCGCCGAGACGCATCGGACGACTCCGCCACATTGCGGCCCAATGCCTTGTGGGTTACACCGATCAAGGTGCGAAAGTCGATCGACGGCGTTTGGATCAGCACGCAATCCGGGGTCATATCACGGACGCAAGGGGAGGAGAGAAGGGCCGAGAGCGGTCGGTTGGCCGCCCTCGGCCAAAGACCAGCCAAGAGTGAGCGTGCTATGGGGCAGAGGCCCGATAGATGCACTAACGGGCGCGGGCCGGCTTGGTCTCGTCCACGCGCTCCACGCCGTTGCTCTTGGTCGTGAGGAAGCGCTCGATCTCGCGGGCGATGACCTTCATCGTCGGAACCCGGTCGAAGGGGATCGCGCAGGCGGTCACCACAGGGACGTGCCACGAACCGCGCTTGTTCTCCGCCAGCTTGACCTTCAAGGTGACCGGAATTGGGTTGTGAGGCTTGAGGTCCGCCACGTTTTCGCCGTTTGCCGCCTTGGCGTCGATGGCGGCCTGCGTCAAGGGCAGGGAGGGGAAGAGCTTCTTGGCCTCGATACGGTTGGACTTGTTGCCGCAGAAGAACTCCAAGAAACGGTTCTGCGACTGCTCGTAGACCAGGAAGGAGGGGCCAAATTGGCAGTGCGACTCCGGCTCGCCGGACTTCGCCTGAATCCGCTGGAATTCCGGCGACTGCATGTCGTAGGAGATCACCAGGGCCTCGCTATCCGTCATGTCGATGGCCTTGGGCCGGCGGGCCAGGGGAAGGATGTTCACGGAGGTGCCCAGGTCGATGATCTCGTCGTCGGATTCGGGGATGCCGTAGTGGCCGGGCGGAATCTGGCCCTTGTTGACCGCCTTGCCCTTCGTGTAGAGCTGCAGGCGGCCGAGGAAATCGCCGCCCTTGGCTAACTCGGTGTAAAGCTCATCCCCGCCGATCTGCGTGGAGGGAAGCTGCTCGAAATTGGCAGGAACCAAAGCGTTGTCGGACATCGGAAACCTCGTTCTGTGTTCCACGGTTCAAAGGTTGCAAATCATCAGTTGCTCATCGGTCGTCTTCGTTATCGGTTTCGGCCTCCCGTGTCAGGATATGGGCGCGAAGCCGCTCCGCGACACGCTCCCGTTGCTCGTTGACGCTCTCAGGGTCCAGATGGAGCACCCATTGAAGCGCCAAGCGCCACCCTTCCAGCGGCGTTTGGCAATTGCTCTTCGTCAGCGCCGAGGCAGCGACGTCATGCCGCTCGTACTCGGCCAGGATTTCCTTGAGCCAGCGGAGATGGGGCTGAGGCGAGAATTCTGCATAGAAATCGTCGAGCTTCCCCTGCCTCACGGCCTCCTTGTACCGCTTGACCCACGCCGCCACCAAGGGAACGAAATCTTTGGCGGCCATGGTCTTCGCCAAGTCGAGAAACTGGCATTGGCGACGACTGATGACCCGGGTCAAGGCGTAGGCTGACTCCAGCGGTATCTCGCCCCGGGCCACGGTCTTTTGCACCTTGGGGTGCAAACTCAAGAGACCCAGTTGCTGCCCAATCCAGGTCGGGTTCTTATGGATCAAGTTGCTGACTTGGATGATCCCGACATCCGCTCCCTCTTGGGCCGACAGCGCCTGCATGATCTTCCGAATCTGCTTGGCATATTCCAGAGGCGTCGTCTCGGGCCGGAGGGCATTGCCCTGAATCTGGAGCGCCAGGACATCTTCGTCCGTGAGGCCGCGCTTCACGATGCACGGCATCGCGGGCAGCTTCAATTCCCACGCGACCGCGTGGCGATGCAGCCCTTCGACAACTTCCATCAGGCCGGGCTTCCGCGGCGACGGGCGCACGCAGATCGAGTTGATGAAGCCCACCGCCGCAACCGAATCCCGCAGCTCCAGGTAGTCCACGGAGAACCGGTTCACCGGGCGCAGGATCACCCACGGGGCGACGAGCTGGTCGGTCGGGATGTCTCGGATTTCGTCGTGCATCGGCATCTACAGTAGTGCGCAAATCTTCCGGCTTTTTTCACGAAAACGTGAAAAATAGGGACTTTTTTGCGCACTACTGTAGATGCCAGTCATGGTCCACTCTGGACCGGCGCTCACTGCGTTTACACGCCCCAAGCGGGATCAGTCTATGCCCACAGTCACCGAGGCCCTCTTCAACTTCCTCAACGCCCGCAAGACGCCCGCCAACGCCGATCTCGTCCAGCGGTGGTCCTCCGCGATGGAAACGCAGGTCAACGTCGCTCCGGGCAAGGGCGAGCCGGTCGCCGGAAAGCGATCTACCTGGACCGATGGAAGCATGGAGTGGCATTCCATCAGGATTCCGAAGAATGCCGCCACCGATCCCACGTTCAAGGATTACGAGCTTCGCTTTCCCCTTGATTTACACGCCGAGGGAATCGGGATGACCGGTTGGGACTGGCAAGCCCGCCAATCCCGGCATTTCGGCTTCGACTTCGACGCAATCACCGGCCACGCCAAGGG